TTTTGTTTAAAAGCTTCTTTTATTTCGTTATTAGTATAACCTACTACTTTCATTCCAGTTACTACAGAATCTAATACTTCGTCTATATCATTTTTTTCTAATGTATGAGTATATTCTGACGTATCTGTAAAAAATTTTATTTTTATCAAGTTGCTATCCATATTGTATATATTACATAATAAATTATTGCAAAAATACTTATTACAAATAACATAAAGAATAATATTCCTATTATTAAAGATGCGTAATCATTAACATCATCATTATTAGTTATTATTTCATAAGTATTTATAGCAAGTTTAACAAACAACAAGCATAAAAATATTGCTAATATTATATCTATTACCATATTATTTCAATTAAAGGTCCATAATGTTTTTTTAAAAACTCATTACATTTTATAAAACAATCATCAGCATTCCAAGAAGATGCAGAAGGATGACTAATTTGTTGTACAGTAATGTAATCGTTTTTAATAAGTTGTGTATATTCGTTAGCTAAATTTCCCATTGATATTATATAAATAGGCCATTCTAAAGAATTAAGTAAGTTTACAAATTCGTAATTAAATTTTTTCCAAAGTTCATCATGATGAAATTCAGATACAGTCAAATTAGAATTGTAAAGTAAAACTCCTTGTGTAGATAAATAAGATAAATCGTTTTCATAATTTAATTTTAAACCATCATACATTTGGTTTTCTATTTCTGAATGTATTTTACTTAAAATATAAGGAGTTACAGAAGAATTTGCTGAAAAAGCTAATCCATCAGAAACATTACTAGCATATGGTTCATCACTCCATACGATAACAACAGTTTTGTTTATATCAGTTTCTTTAAAACATCTAAAAACATTTTGTCTTTCAGGATAAACTTTTTGAATTTTTCTAAGTTTAGCTAAAGTACTTCCTAATTCACTAAACATAGTTGATGAAGTTATAGATGAAAATTTTTCACTCCATGTATTAAATAAAGTTTTATATATTTCCATTAAAGTATATTAGGTTTACCGTTTATAGATTCTTTAATATATTTTACAGTAATACTAAATCCTTTATACTTTTTTTGTATAAGATTTAATATATAATCTTTATTATTTGATTCTGAAGATACTACTTCAAACTTAGGTTCAAAAGTTCCATCTTTTTCTATTGTAAATGCACAATTATATCTCATTTTCTTTAATTTTAAATCCCCACATTAAGTTAATCCACGAAAATTGTTTTGTAGCAAAAGTTTTATTAAATTTAAGTTTTTTTCTTAACAACTCTATACTAAAGTTTTTCCACTCTTCATATTGTTCTTCAGTAAAAGAATTTTCTTCATACCATTTTTCATTATCTTTAACATCATCTACAGTTTTGTTAAAATAAGATAATTGTTTATTAAGTATTTCTAATAATACTTCATCTTTTTTAGAGGTCATCTATTTTAATATTATTTTGTTTACGATACTCTATTTCATTTTTGTAAATAGGAAGATATATGTTATTTGGTAAACAATAAGTAAGCAAAGCATTTAAATGTTCATCTGTCATATCTTTTAATAAAGTAACTCTAAACTTGCCATAATCTTTACTACCAATTTTACCGTAACCAAGTCTTTTTACATATTGTCTTATTGCCCAATGAGGGTCAGTAGAATACATATATAATTCTACAAAATCAATTCCATCTCTACATCCTGTTCTAATATAATCTAATCCTCCATCAACAGCACATCCGCCACAACTACACGTGATGTAATTGTGACGAAATGTACTTTCAATAATATCATTACAATTTAAACATTGTATTGCATTTCTAATTAAAAAACGTTCCATTCTTTTACTATATTATTGTCAACAATTATATTATCTATAACTTTTAACGATTTATAATTTTTATAATATTCGTCAATAGCTAAAGTAACATCTTTATAATGGTAAATATATTCTGTTAGCATTATAGAAGCTATATTATCTTTAAATACATCTATACCTTTTAAAACACCTTCAGCATATTTTGCACCTTTCTTAGCTAAACCTTTAATATTATTGTGATTACCTGTAATCATTTGACTCCAAAAAGCATATCTTTCTTGGTCTTCTGTTACAGTTACCCATTCATTTTTTCTCCAGTTGTAATGAGTACCTGTTGTTGCAAGAATATCTGAATCAATAGCTACAATATGAGAATTAGGAATACATTTATAAGCTGAAACAACATAATCATCAACTTCAAAATCATTAGCTAAAAATATATTATAATTGTTTACTAAATAAGATTTAACAAAATTCCACCACTTAGGTTGTTCTAATTTTCTATCTTGTTTATAAGTTGGATTAAAATTTAATTTATGAGATATAGTATTAACACCTTTAATATAGCCAACATAATGAGTAAAGCCTCCTTTGTTTAAAATATCTCCTATAACAAAATTGCAAGATTCTATTAGTTGTTCTTCAGTTTTATCATTGTAAACTAATCTTCCTAACTCATCTCTTTGATAAACAGGTTCTCCATCAACTTCATCAATTTGTATTTTATTACCATGACCAATAGTATAAGCTATTGAATCACAATCAAGAATAGCTATTTTCATATCTTATTATATCTATTTTGCTCAATGTATTCTTCAAACTTAGTTAACTTGTAATTAACTCTTTCTTGAATTTTATTATTATCAAACATCAACTTAAGTATTTCTAATCTAATAATTACATCACCAATTTCGTTAATAATTGCTTCATCTGCAACTTTTTCTTGTTTAAGTAATTTTTGATTAAGAATTAATCCTAATTCTTGGCATTCTTCTGAAGCTTTGTGAAGATTGTAAAAATATCCATTTCTATCGTGAATAGTTTTAATTATTTCTTGATTTATTTCCATCTATTATTTTTTTTAATTTGTTAACATATTCAGTATCTTCAGCATATATACTACGAAGAAGATTAAAATAACCTTCCTCAGTAGTAATATTATAAGCATTTTGCATTTGCCAAGCTTTGTAATCTAAAACACAACTTTCAATATTATCATATTTTGCGTAATTTCCATAATCATAAGGATTATTACAAAATGTAAATCTTTGAGCTGGAACTTTCATTCCAAATATATTGTTGTTTTCTTTACAAAGTTTTGATTTAAAATTGTTAGATTCTAACATTGCTTGAGCATAAACTATATGTGAAAATCTAATTTTATGCTTTTCAAAATATAAAGTTTTACAAAGATTATTACTATCAGTAATACAATAAACTTCATCTAATTGTTTTGATTCTTTATTGTAGTAATGACTTTTTAAACCTACAAACAAACCTAAAATAAATACTCCTAGTATTATTGTTATATCTCTAATCCACTCTTTCATTGTTTTCTATTTTTTCTGTAATACTTACTTCTAATAAACATAAATAGTTTATTAAATCTCCAATTTTTTCATCTAATAAATGTTTAGAAGGTAACTGTCCAACACTTATTTTATCAATAATATCTGTAACAGATACTAAATGTTTTAAAGCCATTCCCCATAAACATTCTTCTCTAGACTTACCTGTAAATGCAGCAGCTTTATTAAAGTTATGTAATCTATCATCATTAACTGCATATTCTGCTGCTTTTTTAGTTAAAATATCTTCAACTAAATCTAATCGTCTTAATACGATTTCATTAAAATCTTTACTATTCATATTTTTTTTAATTTAATTACTTAAAGGTGCTTTAATTGTTGGGTGTGATTGGTAATTTTCTAAAATAACATCATTAACTGAACTACAAAATATTCCATCTCTAACATGTACTGTTGGCAAATCAAAAGGTTCTCTACTGATTTGTTCTTTAGCTTGTTCAATATGATTATTGTATAAATGAACATCACCTAAGTTACCAATTAACTCATCTGGTATCATATTCACTTCTTTTGCAATAATCTCTAATAACAATCCATAACTTGCAATGTTAAACGGCAATCCTAAAAATGTATCAATTGAACGTTGATTCCACATTAGAGAGATTGCTCGTTTAGGAACATTATATATATCCAACATACCCATAGTACATTCCTCAAAATGGATTCTTTTGTTTTGATTATGTAAATTAAATCTTTCTTCTAAACTCAATTCTCTTGTATAAACTTGAAATCCGTAATGACAAGGTGGAAGAACCATTTGGTCTAATTCTGCAACATTCCAAGCATTAACCATTAATCGTCTTGAGTCTGGATTTTTTTTAAGGTCGTTGATTAGGTTTGCGATTTGGTCTACTTGATGAGAAATATTTATATAGTTAAAGTCAATTTCAATTTCCTCACCTTCTTTTAAGTTAACAAATCCTTTATCTAAACAGTTCCACTTTCTCCATTGCGCACCATAAATAGGACCTAAATTACCATATTTAGCAGCAAATATAGGATTAGTTTTAATTGCTTCTGCAAACTCTTCTATAGTGTAAGCATCTTTATCATTTGGTCTAGCTTCACGATAAACTTTATAAGCATCACCATTCCAAATATTACAATCATTATCAACTAAATACTTTATATTAGTATCACCTCTTAAAAACCATAACAATTCAACTACTATTGATTTAAAATGTAATTTTTTAGTTGTTAGTAAAGGAAATCCTTCACTCATTTTATGACGTATTTGTCTTCCGAATACTGAAATTGTACCAGTACCTGTTCTGTCTTGTTTTACTACTCCATTATCAAGTATATCTTGTAGGAGTGATTGGTATTGTTTATCTATGTTATTTTTCATATATTTCTGTTTTAATTGCTCTACCACCGCAACTTGTTATTAGTTTGTCAGACCAAAATGGAAGTGTAATCCAATTATAAATTAGATAGTAAGTTCCACCTTTTCATTTACGGTACCATCTAAATTGCATTAGTTCAAATTTCATATTACCTCCTCGTATGTTAATTCAAATATATCTTTCTCAACTAACCATCGTTCACCTTTAATTCCAATACATAAATAATCTCTACCAAACCCATGACTTAGGTGTTTTTGATTTTCTAATGTGCTTACATAAGGTACTTTGATTTCATGTTCACCAAATATTGCTGAGGTTGATATTCCACCATTCTCATTTACATCTTCATCATTGTAATATCGTGTTACGAATCCATCTTCATCACCTTGTTCAAATAACTTGGCTTGTACTGTTGCTATTTTTCTATATGTTTTCATATACTATTCATCTTTTTATTTCTTTAAAACCCATCTATAATCAACTAACGTATCTATAGTAAATTCATCACACACTTTACGTTCTGCTTTTCTACTCGCTGTCCATGTTTGTTTGTTTACCATTAATCCATTAGTCATATATTCTTCATAATGCCATTCAACACATCTATATTGTGTGTATTCATAGTATTCTTTTTCACAACTAGAAAACATAACTATACACAATATAGTAAGTATCTTATTCATGCTCCCCTTTAATATAATCGTTAACTAATTCATCTGGGAAACCAGATGCTTTTACTAAACCCTTTATTGCATCAGCAAGTTCAGGCATTGATACATCCCATGGTAATTCGGCTGTGAATTTTCTACCATGTGATATTATTGATACTATTGTTGGTTCTGGTTTAATCATTTGTTACCTCCGTATGTTATAGTGTAGTATTCCTCTGCATTAGTATAGGGCAAGTACTTTACAAACCCTATTCTATACGCATTCTCTATCTCCTCCTTTTGCATTTCTTTGGCTTGTCTTTTTAGGTCAAGATATTCACTAACATCAATTGATATTTGTACTCTTCTAATGCTTACATTTTCCCAAGCATCTCCCTTCTGTTCAAGTTGCTCAATAAACCAATCAACTGCCGTTTGTTTATTTTCCATCTTTACCTCCGTATGTTTCTTTGTAGTATTCATCAAATAACTTTTCGTTTTCTTCAGTATTAGATTCAAATGCCATAAACGAATTAAACATTTGCTCCTTCTCCATTTCTTTGGCTTGTTTTATTGCAGCCATTATTAATAAATCCTGCATTGGTTTAGTTTCTATTGGACCAAGAATATCGCTAAATTCTTTTATTAAGTAATTTACTGCCGTCTGTTTATTTAACTCGTTTTCCATTGTCGTATATTTATTTGTTTTACATATTCTCGTCTAACAATTTATTAACTGCTAACCAAGTTTCTTTATCTTTAAAATAAACATCCATCTCATGCCCTCCTGCCTTTTCTCTGAGGAAGTGTAGGGTCATGCCATACAGCTGAGTATCATCTTTAAAAAAGTAGTAGCTCAAGAAGTCTATTTGATTGAAGGTAAACATCACAGCCCCTTTGTAGCAGACCTTAATTCTACCATTGTAAATCTTAAATTCGTAGTTAGTTAAATCCATTTTATTTTTTAATTTTAAAAATAAAGTAGAAGAAATTAATCTTCTACTTTATTTAATTTTAATATTTCAGGTCTTTTATCTTGATAAAAATGATAAACTAATTTTCTATCATCAAATGAATCAACAGGATAAAATAAAGGAGCTGAACAAGGTTTAGTTACATAAGGTACTTTGTCATCAACTAATCTTCCCATGTTTACCATAGTGTCAGTCAATACTTTACCATACATATAACCTAAATTGTCCAAATCTGCTTGAGAATGTCCTATTATAGTATGAATTTCACATTCCATTGCAATACTACCAGTAAAAACTGGCATATCTTTAATGTAATCTATAAAAAATTCTTCTAATCCATTTTTAATAGCAACTCTATTCCATGTACTACCTACATAAAGTATTTGAGCATTAATAGGAACTTGCCTAGCTTTACCTACACTTCTCGTATTAGCTACAATTTTGTTACCATCTTTGTCAAGATAAAAACCTTTACTGTCTACTTGAGCACCTTCTAATTTCTTAGGACATTTATTAACTCTACCTATTCCAGCAATATTGGAATAATATTTAGGTCTAATTGATTTAGAAGTTTGTACTGATGTTATATACTTAGAAATTTCTAAAGTATATATATGTTTAAAATTCTTATCCATTTTGTATTTCATTAGCTATTCTACGTAATTCTTCTTCTAAATCTGCAAATGTATTATCTATTTCTGATATTGTAGAAAGAAGTTGACTTGTAGGACTTAATTCTTGTGAAATTGAAGGCGAATCAGGTGCACTTCCTGTTTGGTTTCCTGTACTATAATCAACAACTTGAATTAAAAAGTCTGTAAGACTACTATTTACAAAGTCAGGATGAGATATATTAGCTGAAGGAGGATGAGGATTTGTTACAGAATACTCCTCTTCACCTAAAACTCTTGCAGAATCATTTTGAAATAATGAATCAATTAAAGACATTTCTTCTGAAGTTAAACTTCTAGTTTCTAATATTTCAGATTTACTTTCTTCTTTATCTTGTTTTTCTTTTCTATTATTTTCTAATAATTGATTGTATTTATTTAAAAACTTTTCTTGTTCAGCTTTATAGTCAAAACTATCTTTATAATCATCTAGCATTAATTCATAAAGTTTAGCTTCAATATCATTAAAATACTTTTTTCTCTTACCAAGAGTAGAAAAAGATAAAGGTTGATAAGAAAACATATTTTGATTAGCAAATTCTTTACCGTCAAATAATATAAGTTCGTAATTATAATATTTTTCTTCTAAACTTTTTAACAAATATATTTTTAAAGATTTATTGCATGAATCTAAATACCAATCTTTGTCTACATAAACTTTAACTGAATTAAAATCAGTAGGTTCATTTACTAAAGTATTTATTAAATTTGATTTAAAAGAATTTATTTTATTTGCATCAATACCTGATAGTAAAACAGGATATATACCTTCATCGACTTCTTTAAAAACAGAACCATAATAAATAGCTAATTTTTCATTATTTCTAATTACTTTTTTTGTTGAAAATTTATCAAAAGTATTTTTTATAAATTGGTTATTACCTCTAAATTGAAAATTATTTGTTATATATTCAGTATTAATAAATACTTTTTCATTAAATTGAATGTTAGTATTATTGATAGTAGTAATAAAATTTACTTTGTCATTAAAAAAGAAATAAACTTCATTTTTTATTCTTTCTTTAAAATCTACATACTTTGATTTTAAATGTTCATAATTATAATGTAACAAGTTACCTGAATAAGAATATCTATAAATTAGATTTTTATTATGTAAAATTCTACTAGCAGTTTTATTTTTAGGAAGTATAGGATTTGAATCATATTTGGTTAATTCAAAAGGAACATTAACTATATCAAATAAAGGAATAATGTTTAAACTTCTTATATCTATTTCTACTTCAGGAAGTGAATTATTAAAACGTCTTGTGTTTTTAAAAATTATCATATACTTTCAAACATCATTAACGGAAAATTATAAGTTGTTTTAAAAGATAAATTAACTGGTAAATCTGGATTTAAAGTTGTACCTACATAATTACAAAATAATGCTGTCATTATACTTGCGATAGTCATACCACTAAAAGTAGTTGCTTTCATACTACAAGCAGCATCTTCAACTTCAGAATCATCAAATAAAGTTCTTTCGTATTCTTTTTCTTTTCCTTTTGTTACACAATAAACTTCTCCTGTTGAAAGTGCCATTCTTCCATCAATAAAAAGTTCTCTATCGTCTTCAGCTTTCCATTTATCAAAAGCTAATTTTCTTGCAGCCATATTGTCAAAACAAGAAAATACTATTGGACCAGTCAAACTTTCATTAGTATATTTTTCATTTAAAGAAATTATATTAGGTTTATCACATAATAAATTAACTAAACTATTAATACTATCAAGTTTTCTTAATCCAATATCAGTATTAGCATACATTTGACCCAATGTTTATCCCATATTTCTATGCGGCATGGACTATATCTTCATCCTATAAGGATGGAGGACACTTTTTCATTATAACTTCAATATATATTATAACTACTTCCTGTTATTAAGTAATATCGCTATTACTCAGGTAGTCTCTGAACCTTCCGTCTCTGACGGCTTGGCTGCTGATTGGCATAGGAGTCTTTCATCCCTTAGCTTTCCAGTCAATTCATCCTCTCCATTAATAACATTACTGTTATTAAGACCAGTCATTAAATAACTGGAGTTTTTATTACAATTTCTACACAAAAATTTTTCAGATATTATTTCATTTGTAGTTCTACTTTTAGTTTTACCGTTTCCTACGGTATTTAGTGAATTACAATGTTTACAAGGCTTGCTTGTTTTTTTAACAAAAATATTACCTATTATTGGAATTATTTTATTACAATTTTTACATTTATATTTATTTTTTCCTACAAATATTGTATTTTTAGAATTACATATTCTACATATAAATCTTTCAGATAAAGTTTCTGTCCAAGAATTCATTATTTCATATTTTCTATAAAGATGTATATTACTATTTTTATATAAAAAATTTGAAAAAAATTCAATTTCTTTTCTTAAAGATAAAGTTAATATTCCAACATCTTGTGGATTATTAATTTTTCTTCCAAAAATGTAAGATTCTTTTTTAGAAAGTTTATTAATTGTAAATCTAAAATTAATATTATTTGTTTTTAAAATTTCCTGAATTTCTTTTAAAAAAGAAAAACATACTCCTGTAAAAGTACAATATTTAGAATTTATAGATGCAGTTTTACTAAAATAAACACTACCATCTCCATCAAAAAATCCTCTAATAAAATGATTAATTAAAGATTTATCAATATTTGGTACATGTAAATTCTCTTTGTTTTCAAAAGATTTTCTTTCATGCATTCCGTTTGCTTTTAAATCTAAAATAAATTCTTTTACATTACATCTCAAATGTATTGTTGAAGGTTTACTTTTGTCAAAAGTTTTTTGAAAAAAAGAAAAAATTTCACATAATTTATCTATTAAATATTCATCTTTTAAATGTAAAGTAATTCCTGAAAAATAACTATATTTTCTTTTATAAATATATCCATCTGCGTAAAACAAGCCTAAAACATAAGCTTTTTCTTGTGTGTCAATTGTTTTAAATTCTCCTGAGTATTTATCCATTATATTATTTTTTGTATATACAAAAATAATTAATATAATAGAATATTCCTAGCTAAATTTACTTCATCAATTAAATCATAATCGTATAAATGTAAATTACATTCTAATCTAGCAAGATTGAGGGTCAGCCATGAGCCGATACCCCCTAATCCTAATACTAGTACTTCTACATTTGGTTTATAAAAGTAAGCTTCTGAAAATCTTACTGTACTTTGTTTAATTTTTTTTATTTCCATACCCATTTGTCCATTTCTTCTATAATTAATTTTGATGTTGGATGATTTTTAAAACTACTTGCTTTTAGAAAATTAATAGAATCTATCCATACATCATTTAAATCACTTGTATTATCATACTCATCACAAGTAATTGAAAAATATTCAAATACTTCATCTGCATTAGCTACTCTATTTTCAATAAATTCTTTAACTTCTTTATTATTTTTAAAATGTCCTTTGTTTTTAGGAATCAAATCATCTAAATAATTATGTAAAGGAGAAGAATAATCTTGATTGTAGTTTAAATAAAATGCTATGTTTTCCATAGTATAATTTACATCAATCAATCTTTTAATAAAGTTTACAGCTTGAGAATCCCAAGTTAATTTATCTTCAATCTTTTCAGTACTTTTGTCATCAAATAATTTACCTTGTTTGTAATTATTTTTTGCATAATTTTTATTATAACCTATACCATAATTTTCATAATTAGTAACGTTATAATTTGTATAACTATTTTCAAATTGCGGAAAAGTTTGTACTGGTTTAGCTGCAATTACTTTTTCATACTGCTTAACAAAGAAATCATCAATTAAATTAGAACTTTCAGCAAATATTTCCATTTCGTAATAAAATGTAACTTGTTTATTTGCTGAAGTTATTGCTTGCTCTACTCCGTGTCTATCTTTAAATTTTATAGTCCTACCTTCAATTTCACCAATGAATGCAATTCTAGCGCAATATTCATTTTTGTTATTTACAATTAACGAAAGGTAGTAGTTGTAATTAGGAGCATTATCTGTAAGTTCTTCATTGTCAGTCGCGCTAAAAAATACGCTCATATTGTTCGTTTACTCGTAGCAAACATTAAGAAAATTTGTTATTATAAGTTTTATTCTTACCTTTGTGTTATAACAAAAGAAAAAACATGAAAACTAGATTATCATCAGAACAAATTGAAAAAATCAAAGAATTGTATTTAAACAAAACTCCTGTTTTAAAAATTGCTGAAATTATGCAAAAACCTTATCCTACTATAACTTATATTCTTAAAAGAGATTGCGGTTATAATAATAAAAGACCTTCACAAGGTAATGTTGATTATTTTTCAAAAATTGATACATATTCAAAAGCTTATATATTGGGGTATATAGCTGCTGATGGTTGTATCGGTTTTGATAAAATAAAAAAATTATATAATCTAACTATTGTTGTTAATACCAAAGATGTTGATTTTTTAAATTTTATTAAATCCGAAATTGGATTTGAAACTAAAATATTAAATTCTACACCTTATGATAAAAGAACTAAAAAAACTTATAATAGGTCATCAATAACATTAGGTAATCAAACTCTTTGTAGAAATTTAATTGCACTTGGTATTAATAGAAATAAAACTTTTACTCTTGAAAATTTTTTACCAATAATACCTAAACAGTTTAGAAAAGCTGTAATATTAGGATATTTTGATGGCGATGGTCATGTTTATGCCCATAAAGATAAAAGAGTAAAAAATGAATTTTATAGAACATACGGTATAAACATTTGCGGAACATATCTTTTTTTAAAAGGTATTGCCGAAGAGCTTAAACTTGAAAAATTTAAAATTACCAATAAAAGTAATTATTATATTTTAGATATATGCAATAAAAAAGATTTTTATAATTTCTATTCTTGTTACGATAACTTAACTTTTTTCTTAAAAAGAAAACATAATGTTTTTCTTCAAAGAATTAACTACGAACAGACTATATCATCAACTTAACGGACATGTTAAGTTGGAGGACGCTTTTTCACTAATACACTACTATTAGCTACTTCCTGTTATTAAGCAGACTATACTGCTCAGGTAGTCGTTGAACCTTCTATAGTTGTAACTATAGCTTGGCTGCTGATTGGATTACTTTGTCATCGTTCCAGCAATTCATCCTCTATTTTTTACTACAAATCACTTTGTAGCTGCACCACAATTTCTCGAATGCGAGTGACAATGGCTCATAGACCATTCCATAAATTCTGGTTTTTCCATCAAAGCTTCTGTAAAAGAAGGAGAAGAAAAATCATATTCTGTATAACCTGAAGTGCCTTTATCTAATAGCAATATATATTCAGCTTTACATGTAAATTGTTCTGGATTTTGTAAATCACCTTCACTAGTGTGGTATAATACACCTGACCATTCTACTAATGGCATTTTAGAACATAAATATTTAATTTGGTCAATTACAGTTTGACTCAATATTAATTTACCCTTCTTTTTAGAAAACTCAGTTAATTCTGAATAAGGGTTTTTTTTCAAGGAAGTTGTTTGATTTGTCATTTATAATACTATTTATTTTATTTGTTAAAGATTGTTCTAAAGAAGGATAATACATTTTATAAACATCTAATTCTCCAGAAAAAATTGTTTCAGATGAACTTTTATTTAAAGAATAATCAATTGTTAATTTACCAGTTTCTTTTCCATTAAAAGTAAAAAAGTTATTTCCAACAATTTCTTTATGATTACTGTTATTTTTATCATTTTGATTTAATTTGTCTAAAGAAATATAATTTCCATTAATGGCATAAAAAGAATTAACTTCATCTAGAACATTTTCGTTTATGTAAACTTTATTTGCATCTAAATTTAAAATCAAATTGTTAAATTTATTTGATATTAAACTTTTCATCATTCTTGAACTAAAAAGAGAAGAATTTAAATTTTCTCTTTCAATATTAGAACGAATATCACTAATTTTAATATAAGGTCCGCCTTCTAAAGATTCCCAAGAAAGATAATTTTCTAAAGCTACACAATAACCTACAGCAAGTTCTTCATTAGAAATTGGAATACTTCCATATTTTCTTAACAATCCTTCGCCTAAACAAGTATTTCTCCATTCACCAAATCCTCTTTGAAAATGAGAAAAACAATATGAAGAAATATGTTCTTCTTTAGATGCTGTAGTTCTTGTACCACTAGTTAATAAAAAACAAGGATTTGCATCACAATTTTGTAAATATTTATCAAAATACTCATTAAAATAATGTCCATAATACATTCTAGAAGAATTTGAATAATTTATTGTAATTCTTAAATATACATCATAAATAGTATGTTGTCTTCCTGAACTATTTTCTACATGTTTTTTTGGAAAATGTACTATAAAATATTCATTTTGTATATCTACTCTATCTCCAAAAAAATCTTTAATTGTTTTTTTCCAATCAAAAATATTATCTTTTTCAATATTAAAATGTTTAATGCAAAAATCTTCATCGCTAATGTATTCTTTTCCTACTAATTTGTTATAAGAATTTAATGTAAAATCTTGTAAAAATTTTTCACTAACATCATTACAGTATTCTTCAGAACAAATGTAACATTTAGAGTTATATTCTATATTAGGAATTTCATCTTCTATAAATATAATATCTCTTTTATCTATTACCCAATTACTATCAGTTAATTCATCTATAATACTTATATGAGTATCAAAATCTTTATATTTATCAAATATTCTATATATTAAAGTTGCAGATGCACCTCTAGATTCTCCTTCTGTAATTCCAGTTATTAATGCTTTCATTTTTTTAATTTAAAAATAAAAAAACTCTCTTGTTGTATTAACAAGAGAGTTTTAAATAAAATTACAGACCTAATTCTCTTTTGATTTTAGCTGCTTCTGCTGCTAAACTTGAATCAGATGAACTAAGATTTGAAGTAGATGAATGTTCTCCATCTTCGATTTCGTTTAAGATATCTTCAAAAGCTTCATCAAATTTTTCTTTAAGACGAGCAATTACTGAAGCTACATCAATAGATTCAGAACCAGATTTAGTTTTAGCAGGAGTTAAAACTAATTTAAATTCACCTTCAGGAAGAATTGCTTCCATAGATACTAATTGATTTCTAGTTTCTACAATAGTAGCTACCATGTCTTCATTTAACAATGAAGGAATTTCTGCTCTAAGTTCTCCCCATGTTGAAGAAGTTGACATTAAAGTTTGCGATGTATTTGTTTTTGTTGAAAAAACTACAATTTTTCTAGCCATTTTTTTAAATTATTTATTGTTTGACTTATTCCATATGACCTTATATAGTCACTAATATCTTTTTGATTTGATTCTATCGGAATAAATAAAGGAATCAAATTTGAATATTTATTAATTACAGCATCTGCTGCTATATACCCAGCTTCATCATTGTCAAAATTAATTAATATTTGGTCGTAATTGTTTTGTAAATGAGGTAAATGCATTTCCCATTTAGACAAAGCTTCAGAATGTGGAGCAACTGATTCATATCCTAATAAATCATAAACCATAACATCTTTTTTACTTTTTGTTATGATTAATAAATTACTTTCGTATCTAAGTTGGTCTAAACCTTGCAACATTGAAGAATTTATATTGCTCACAAATCTGAAATCTTTTCTTTTATAATGATATAATTTCCATTTACCATTTTCTAAATATCCTAAACAAGGGTCACTATTTTTATAACTATAAACTTGTTTACCATTAATCCAATATACTGCTACACTATAGACGTTATGTCTTTTGCAAATATTTGCGGTTAGATGAAAGGATTTGAGATAATCAATATCTTGTTTAGTATAATTTTGAAGTTTACAATCAATTAATGTTTCTTCTTTAATTAATTTCGGTATATATATGTAATCTGATTTTACATAATTGCTTCCTTTACCTAAAAAATCTTCATATACCATTTCTAGTACCTTCGGGTAAGGTATATTATACATATCTTTAAGTATAGTGAAGCAATTATATACTTTTTTTCTAGCAAAATCAGTTAACCACCAATAACCAGATTGTTGAAAAAATTTACAACCTGCATTTACATCATGTCTTGATGGATTTGTATATAAACTTGATGAATCTGGAGTTAAATTAGTATAGTATTTCCAAATATCTTCTTGTGATATTTTACTTAATAAATAATTTGGAGTTAAATATTCAGGTTTATCATTTATACTATACATAATTTAAATCATTTTTTGTTTTTACTAAAACGCTTCTGGAACGAAATTACTTATTTCGTCGTTAGCAGTAGGAGTAGCTTTAGTTATTTTCTCGGTAGCACTAACTTTTAAAGTACCAGCATCTTTAGCAATAAAACCTACGTATTTAGGGAAACCTAAATTACCTCTATCATCAAATAATAACTTGATTTCAAAAGTTTTACCGTTATAATTGTTACCTGCGATACGAATGATTTCGTTAGCGTATTCTTGAAAAGTAGCAACATTGCCTACTACAATACTATCTTCAGCTACAAACTTAGATAAAATATGCTTAATACGCTTACTCATGTTAGCAACTTTACTTTCTGCTTTATCATCAGAAGCTTCTACAGGCCATTCTACGTGTCTAAATGTCTCACCTTTAGCACCTTTAAAGTGAAAAGCTAAAACATCTTTACCTGTTCCGTCTTTCTTTGCGTTCTCGTAAGAGATTTTTTCGATGATTACTCCACTATGGATTCCACCGTCAAAACGATTGTTTTCGTCAACCGTTAGGTCTTTTGATATTCCGTACATATGTTAATTAATTTACGTGTGATTCTGATTCTATATTTTGAGAAAATGCTTGAGTAAAAGGAGTCATTTCAACTGCTTCATTTACAACTATATCGTTTACAATTTTTGATTTCTGTTTCTGGCAACTCATACTTAGTTGCTAACTCTTTGCGAGTCATTTTTGTTTCTGTAACGTCTGTTACAAATTGTGATTTAATAATCTGCTTCATCTTTTTTTTTATTTTACGTATTCTTGAATTTTATTGAAAATTATTTGTGCATCATTTGTTATAGTTAAAACATCTTCTCCTAATAAATCAGGAGGACATTTTGCAGAATTAGTTCCATCATTAACTACAGTAAAGTAGTGTTCAGGACGACTATTTTCTTTAGGTTTTGATTCAGCAAAAAGTACAACAGTATAGTCTTTTTCAACTACACCTTCCCATTCTTTACCTTTAACTTTTAATCTTCTTTCTTTACTACCACCTAATTCATCAGAAATAATTTCGTAATGTCCAGTAACAAAAACTTCTTTTTTTACTTTTTTTACATAATCATTAAATTTTCCAATGTTTTCGTTGTAATAATTAAATACATCAAAACCTCTTTTTGTTGCTCTAGCTTCTGCCATTAACATATCTACATATGCTGAAAAACTATCTACAACTATACATTCAATATCAGGATTTTTACTACCATTAACTAATGCTTCTAAAACAGCACTTGGAGTATTAGGTACAACATGATATTTAAAATTACCTTTAAAAGGTAAAGGCTTGTTTTCTACATTAATAAAAAGAGTTTTCTCTTTATTCATGTTTCTAAAGGAATATGTTTTTCCTCTACCACTTGCGCCTACTCATATATTCTATTAATTGCTAAGTTATGATACATAGCAATTTCACACAATTCACCCTCGCGTTGTTTTAAAATTTGAGTAATCAGTAAGTTTTTAGTATCTAGACTTTTATATCTACTAAGGTCATACATCTCTGGTCTATGTAATGCTAACACAAGTGTTGCACATTGCATAACACTATCTGCACCGAAAATATAACTAGGAAGAATACCAGTAGTACCGACATCACTTCTCTCACCGTCTTCTATTTTTCTATTAAGTTGAGACAAGAATATGTTAATACATTCTAGTTTGTTTTTTAATCTTACTCCAGCAAGCATTAGATTAGTAATTTTTTCTTCTTCTGTTTTTTCGTTAGATGATGTTATCAAACGAGTATGGTCTACTATATTAACTATAGTTCTATTTGGAAACAATGTTGATACCTCTTCTACTTTACTTTCCCATTGTTTAAAGTTAACAGGAATGTCTCTAAAATACATAGGTATTTTTCTTAACTCATTACCAGCATTAACAAGTGAAGCATACGTATCTTCTTCTAAAGGTGTATTAGCAGATAACATTTCTTTTACAGGTAACATTGCTTCGGCAGAATACATACGAGCTACATTTTGCCATGAACGCATCTCGAATGACCAATAAATAAAAACTAAATCAGGATATTTAATTGCTAAATCTTTTACAAGTATAGTAACAAAAGCACTTTTACCCACGCCTGAACGAGCAGGCAATACTAATTGGTCGCCTTTATATATACCAGTAATTTTATCATTTAGTTTATTACTAAATGTTTTAAATGGTCTTAATTCTCCTGATTTATACTTTCGTATAATTTCATTTGTTTCGTCTACAATTTCCGATATATGTTGTAAACCACTAATAGATAGATTTTCCAAAGCCTTCTCCTTCCGATTCTTTAATTTTCTTTATACTTTCCCAAACTTTACCTGCTATAAATTTGTCTATTTTCATATTTAGTAAGTTCTTTTCAATAGCGTAAGTTAATAATTCTTTAACTTCTTCGTGCTTATTTTGAGAATTTTTAATGGCTTTTACATAATTTTTCTCTAATTCTTCTAAATCTACGGTTTTTGTAAAAACTTTTGTCGAATTAACCATAAAAGTATCTGGATATAATTCTAATAATTCTTCAAAAGCTTCGCCACCATTAATAAACATCAAATCTACAAATTTACTTGTAAGTATAAGTTGGTCAAAAGCATAATCTTGAGATAAAGATATAACATATTCTTTGTTTACTAAATCTTTTATCTCGTCTTTAGTCCAACCAGCTCCTTCATGACTCCATTTATATATTAAACCTCCTTTGGTAAATTTCAAGGATGCACCTTGTTTTACCATTTTCTCAGTATATAATAAATAGAGTAGAAGAAACTGATTAGTCTTTAACTTGTTTTTACATAGAAAGTCTACGTAATTTTCTGGGTTATCTAACAGCATTTTGTTTTTCTATTTAAATCTCTCATACGAAATTAATTCCCAGAAAACAAGAACATTATTTTTTATTTAACATTTCAAAATCTTCTTCTATTTCAACAACTTCTTCGTTATTCATAATCCATAAGGCTGTCGATATATTCTCCGCTGAAAACTTCTTCACAAGATTTTGCGGAGATAAGTTTTGCTTTAGCAACAACAGTATTTCGGTAATTTCTGATTCTTTCGTCATATAAGTTAAAATTATTAAAATCATTACGGTTAGTTTCTAATCCGTTATTTACTGTTTTAACAGCATGTATTATTGTTGAATATTGACGATTTCCAAAAATTTCACCTATTTGCTTTAATGTAAAACTAGTATACATTTTTATAAAATATTGACAAAGCATTCTAGCTGCAACTATTTCTTGTTTTCTAGAAGAAGAAATCAATAATTTTTTATTTATATTTTCAGCATCAGTAATAAAATCAATAATAAACTCAGCAATATGCTTGTTAAAATATGAACGATTTTTATTTAAAAATTCTATATCATTTTTAGTTAAAAAGTTTATACGCAAATTAATTAAATCTGATAAATCATATAATTTTTTAAGTTCTTCATCTACTGTCATTTACTAATTGTTTTAATTGTTCTAAATCGTCTAACCATAAACATTGAGTTCCTTTACTTGCTTTACGTAACCAAACTTCATCTTGAGAATTTTTAACATATAAATTAATTACATATGCTTTTTTACCTTCTTTAGCTCTACAAATTCTACCAGACCTTTGACCATTTTGAATACGTTTACTTGTTCTTGAACAAATAATAGCCATATCAGCATCAGGAGCATCAAAACCCTCATCCATAGATTTAGCAGTACATATACAATTAACTTTAGTTCTCTTATCCATAAATTTACGTAAAGCTTCTCTATTAGCTTTAACTCCATTTTTAGAATGATAACTTACTGCTTTTTCACCTATTTCATCACATAATTGTTGAGTAAAATCTACAGACTCGCTAAAACAAATCATATGTTTGTCAAGTTTAGTTAACTCTTTAGCTACAGTCATTTTAGAATGAGCATGATAAAGAAAATTTTTACGTTCTCTCATATTACGATTCCATTCTAAAGCAGATATCATAACTCTTTCAACAGGTATATTAAACTCTCTTGCATGAGCTTCTCTAATATTTTTATTAGTCAAACAAGACATAGCTTTGTCAAAGTCATGACCAAAAGTAGCAAAATATTTGTTAAAAGATTTATGTAATGTATCGTAATGATTTCTATCTACATCATCTAACTCTACTCCAAAATTAATTGTAATAAAATCAGCAACCCAACCATTTTCTTTACATTCTTGAGCAGTAACTTTACCTACAGATACTATATTCTTTCTATTAAGAAAAGCTATATGATTTGCTTCTAATGTTGCAGATAAACCTAAAAACCAGTTATATCTAGTTTCATTAATTACTTTAGTAAAATGTAAAGCGTTATCATTTGTCATTCTATGAACCTCGTCACAAATTAACAAATCACAACTTCTGTCAAATTTTATATATGTATTAATGACAAATACTTCTACGTTTTTAAGTTTAAATGTATCAATAAAACCTTTTTTAGATTTTGTCCAGCTATTTTTTAAAGTTGTTGTCGGTACTATTACATGAGTTACTCTATTTGCATCACGTCTATTGCATTCTTGTATAGCAAGAATAGCTAATCTTGTTTTACCAAAACCTGTGAATGCTTCGACAAAACCCATAGCTTTATGTTGAATCCAATTATTTATTATTTCTTCTTGCCTTTTATTTCTATCCATTTTATAATAACTTTAATTGTTGTATATTTTCTATATTGTTTATAATTTCTCTAGCTTTACTTGTATAATAACTATAATCAATATTATATTCTTCTATCGGTAACTCATAATAATTATTAAAATAAGTAACTTTCCATTCTTTAATTAACTTATTTCCTTTCATAACAGGAGCTTCTACTTGAGCAGTAGTATTATCTGCATATTCTTTAATAAGATAACCTCCTCTTTTAGAAACAAAATATCTAACTATTTTAGATAATTTTTTTCTTTCTAACTTACCATCAATTACTTGATAAAGAACAAATTTAGATTTACCTTTTTCAGGTGAACTACTTGCTTTAACTCCAGCACAGAAACTATATATATTTTTATGATTACGTATAGTATCTTCAATAGCTATACCTTTTACAAAATAATTATATATAGCTAAAGGTATAATAGAATACGATTTATTTTTATGAAGAGGAATGTTTTCAAATTCAAACATACCTTTACATTTAGTTTTACCATTAGTGTAAATAGAAATATAATTATTTACATCTCGAATAATCATTTTACTATAAGTATCATGTTCTAAAGGTATAGTTGTCAAATCTTCCCACCATTTACATATAGACATATATTTATCTATATCTTCATTAGGTATTAAAAACTCACAACCATCTGTATTAATCATAATTAATTTACTACCAGATATTTCAGTTGTAACTTTTTCTACTAGCATTGATAAAAGTAATTGACCATTAATACATATAGTTAAACCTACTAAAGGGTCTTGAAGAAAACTATATTCATCATTCATTAAACCATAACTAGCATTTAAGATAATTTTTAATATATAGTTTTTAGGATTAGATTTTGGTATTTCTTTTCTTTTAAGATAAAAACCTTTATATAATTTTAAAAATGCATCTTTAGGTAAATGAGCAGGACATAAATCATTTTGAAAATCTAAATGAGGATAATAACTTGTTGCATCTACAGTTTTAATTGTATGAGTTTGAGTAGTTACAACAATATTATTTTTAGGAGCAGCATGCAAACCACCTAAACCATAATCTATTTCTATTCCTTGATAAGGTAATGTAAAAGTAAACTTTTCATCAGGTTTTATTTTAAGTTTATTAAACTCATTTAAAACTAAATTAAAAGTTTCTGTTTCAAACTTAACATATGGAAATATTATATCTTTTACATTTATAATATCTCTTTTAGTTCTTAAAGCTTTTAACTCATTTTCTGGTATTCCAGTTTCATCAGATAAATATCTTAAAAATAATTTTTTAGCCATATCTGGTTCAGTACAATTCATTAAATTTACTTTTTCAGATTCGGTTAAAGTTTTTCTTAATTCTATTTCATGATAATAAGTTTTGTAAAGAAATTTAGTTGCTTGAACGTCATTTAGATTGTAATATAAAACTGATTCTAAATCTAATGTATCAGGTATTTCTTCTATATTAGGAAAATCTAACATAAATTCACACCATTTTAAACCTGTACGTTTAGCAGATGTACTTAAACTTAATGCTTTAAATAAATCTAATTGATTTATAGTTAATTTCCATTCAGGATAATCAGGTTTTCTATTTTCAGAAGTAATAATTAAATCTGAATAATCTCTTAATTGTTCAGTTGTAGCATTTTTATTTTTTAAGAAATATTCTATTATCTGACTATCGTAATGTAAATTATTATAACCAATCAAAGCTTTAACTTCATTTGATAAAAAGTTAAAAAATTCTTTTCTATCATCTTTATCTTTAGTAATAACAAAAACTTTTGTTTCGTCACTATCTTTATCAATAAATGTCGCAGTAAATATTTCTTTAAATACTTCTAAATCATATACCCATGTTCTTTTCATAATTTTTAAATTTAAAAAACTCTAGGCCGTAATACCTAGAGTTTACACACACATTTTACCCTTAAAGTCTAATTACGTAGACCAATAATGACTTTCCAACAGTCCTTCTGTGACCACTCCATAATAACGTCTTTTGCTACAAGAGTTACTTAACATTTTATGTTTACGTATCATCACTAATGGAAAGTGCTTTCTTACTGTTTCATGCCAAATTTACAAGACTTTGAGTTGTAGAATCTCTCTACACACCATACAGAAAGCTTAGTTGTCAGGACAGGATTCGAACCTGTATGAATAGTGTTGCAAAACTTGGGAATGTATTTTATCGGTTTTACCAGCAACTTCTTCTCGCCCCATTTACTTAGCGTCTACCATTCCGCCACCTGACTATGTTCGGGCTACCCTCCATTCGTCATAACCGCCCGACCGTTATGATTCCAGATTGTAGTCAGGACAGGTCTGAGCTGCATCTCCCATCTACTATGATGGGGCGTTACCTTACGCCACCTGACTATTTCCCAAACTTCACTTAATGCGTCCATTAAGGAGAGGTTTGGTAATCCACCATAACTTATGCCTTGGGCTATTCGTTTACGTGGAGGTAAGACCACAGCAAAGTGAGCTGTTCTTATGGGAAGCATCGTGGTACTTTTTTAAATGTTTTAAAATATATATCTTATTATATTCCAAGGAATTATTTCATTATGAATCTTTTTAAATTCTTCAATGTATTGGTACTTTAGATTATGTTTGTAACGTATATTTATACCACCATATTGAGAAGTTTTATTTTCTTGTATTTCAGGATTCCATAACAAATCTTCACCTTTTACATTGTTATTTAAATTATCAATATGTTTATTTTTATTATGAGTAAGAAATATAACTTCACTTTTAACTATATCTTTGTAATCTACATAATCATTAACCATTTGAAATAAATCTTTGTATTCTTCTAACCAATTATCAGTTACAATTACAGGAGAAAAATTAATATGAACATCATAACCTGAATCTATAAATGCATCAATAGCTTTAATTCTATCAATTATTTTAGATGTATTAGGTTCTAACAAATCAGAATATTTTTGTGGCATTAAACTAAATCTAATTCTTATTTTATTTTCAGGATTATAATTTAATAAATTTACATTTACATATTTAGTTGCAAACGAACCCATAGCTTTAGGACTATCTTTAAAAAAGTCAAAAATATATTTCCAATTATGATATTTTAAATGTAAAGCAAAATCCTCATTACAACTTATATCATACGTTATCAATGAGCTATGAGTTTGATTAGGTTTGTCTACAATAGTAAACATTGAATGATTATTAATAGCTGTTAAAATATCTCCTGTATTTTTAGCAATATCTAATCCTTGAGGTTTATGACGTTTCATGTAACAATTATGAGTCAGTATTCCATTAGCAAAGTAATTTTCATTAGTTTTTACAGAAAAGTTAACAACCTTAGTTTTTTGTTGTATCTTTGTAATACTTTTAATTTTTTTATATATGAGTTCCATAAATTGTTTATGTTGTGGTAAAATTACAAAAAAGTATACAACCTATTGCAATAATATTTGTGAAAAAATTTATACTGATATGTTTAATTTAGCTTCTAAACCTGTATTTCGTACTTTTCAAGAAGCTGGTTCTTTTTATAAAAAAGACTTTAGAACTATGAAAAAATTTGAAGGTACTCTTTTTATTATAGATAAAACTATACCTTCTATACACACTAAATGGGTAATTTGTAAACATTGTGGTGAACAATCTCCAAAATCTAAAGCTAGAGCTGGATATTGTAAAGATTGTACTATACAAGGTTTTGGTAAAAAAAATCAAGGTAAATTAATATCTGAAAAATATAAAGGTATTGGTAATCCTAATTATCTTCATGGTAATGCTATTTCTACAGAATATCAAACTAATAATTGGTATAAATTAAAAAAAGATTTAAATATTACCAAATGTTCTCTTACAGGTATAGAAAATAATATAGATTATCATCATATTATACCTAGATGGTTTTGTAAAATAGCTAATATAGATGTTTACGATAAAAACAACATTATTGGATTAAATCATGAATATCACAAAGTAATTCATCATCTTCAGTTAGATGTTCTGCTTTTACCCACCCTCTATTTTTTGTATAAAAAGGATGCTCTCCAGTTACAGTCACATTTTGTTCATCTACTTCAATTACATAAAGTTCATCAGTATCCCGTTCACCAATTGCAGTCACTAAATCTATTTCAGGTTGCAAGGTATCCAGGGAAAAAGAAATTATTGAATCTCCTTCCTGAATTTTTTCAGCCATTTTTAGACCAAATGGAGTAGTTATTAGTGTATCTGGAGTTACACAGTAAGTACAGTTGAATAAACAGCCGTGACCAAAGCTAGGTGATATAAAGTCAGTACTTCTATTACTTTCTCTAATAAGCATTGATTTTCTATTAATCTTTTTCATTTTCATTTAATTTAAAATCAGCAGAAGCAATTTCGAGCGATATTCTGTTTTCTCGCAACCAACACATTTTTAATGAGTTCTCTAATTGCCACTCTTTCGAGTATCTGATAAATATTATATATCTTGTTCAGCTTTCATAAGCAATTCTGCTTTTTTAGCATAAACTTCTTTTCTTACAATCAGTTCTTCATCTAATTGTTCCAACAATTCTGTGTGTAAATCGCAAATATCGGCACATTTTTTTACTTGATAAAGAGCTTTTTCTTTAAAATTGTAATATTTATTCATTAAAGAACTTGATATTTTTCTAGCTTCTATTAATTCACTATCACTTAATGTACTAATATTTACTAAGCTACCATCTTTCTTTTTCCAAAGAAGTTGATTTTCACTATCTTTTGCTTGTATTTCTACGCCTTCCATCTAATTTTTTATTTAAGGGTTATTTAAAATAGAAAAATAAAAGGGGAAATTAATCCCCTTTTATAATTAAAATGCTCTTTCTGTTTCTGCTGGAGCTAAACTAACAGCTTCAGAGTTTAGAACAGTTGCATCATTTTGCTTCAAATTACGGTTTGCGTAAGTTACAGCATCTTCATTACTAAATACAACACAAGAATATTGAGTAACTTGTTTGTCACCAATAGCATAAGGAGTTGTTTGGAAAGTATGAAAAGAACCTTCAACGATATCATTTACAGTAATGTTGCTAAACAAAGCATCAGCTTTAATTAATACACCATCTTCTGTATGACCTTCACCCCAGATATTTCTTGTTCTGTTATTGTTATTAGATTTAACAGTAATTTCTCTACCATTTAATTTGATAGTTTTGTCTAATTCCTTAAATACTACTACTTTGTAAGGACGATTGTTTTTTGCAGTTTTAATTTCCGAAACTGATACGACTTGGATTAAATTCATAATTTTGATTTTTAAATTGTTATTAATTGTTATTAGTTTTT